CTCGTTTAAATAATTTACATAACTACCAAACTTGTCATTAAAATCAGCGTCCGGCTTGTTCGCAGCACTCCATGTCGCAAAATCATCAGGAGTCGGTATTACAGGAGCAGCCGCTTTTTTACCGCCGCCGCCGCCACCAAAAACCTCTTTTAATATCGCTCCGCCAATAACCGCCGCAAAGAAATTAAACATCAGATAAAACTCCGGTCCACACTCCAACTGTTAAACGCTTCTAACATACGTCCACCAACAAATCTACCTCGCTCCTCGGTCAAGCGTAATACCCACGAGCAGCACCACCAAACGGACTAGCCTGCTGAGGTTGAGCATAAACCTGCTGCTGCCTGTTCTGAGGTTGAGCCGCACCCAACTGACCCTCAAAAGTAGCCTGACCAACACTCGGCATCACTCCAAACTGCCTCTGAGGCATCTGACCATAAGCCTGCTGAGAACCATAACCACCACCCATCTGCTGCATCCCGCCACCACCAGCAAAAGCCTGCGATAACAAAGCAACCAACATCTGCATCGTGTTGTTCCCCATCTGCTGATGACCAAAACCACCACCATAACCACCCTGCTGCATCGGATGACGCATCATCGGAACCTGCCGCTGCATCTGCATAGGTGCCTGACCCATGATCCCACGCTGCTGCTGACGCATCATCTGCATCATCTGCTGACGTTGCTGCTGCTCCTGCTGATGACTCTGATACGCATCACTCGACGTAAACGCAGTCTGTAACTCATTCAAACGAGCTAACTCATCCTCAGTAGGACCCAAACTCCGCTGATACTCCTGTAAAGCCATGTAATCAGCATTGTCCGCAAACGGATTCGCAGGACGCTGCGGCGCAGCCATCAAACCACCCATCTGATTTATCTGTGCAAAAGACATGATCCTCGCTCCTCGGTTGTTGAATGCAGTTTATAACAAACCCAAATGAAAATATAGGGGCGATTTTTCTCGGTACTTGTGCACTGGATACAAGTCCAATGAAATTACCCCCGAATGATTTTACAAAACCATGTATATAAGTCGCATATAGCAGCAGCACCCCCCTTTTGGGGGGTGCGGGGGTCGGCGCCCGCGGCGCGGGCGGGCGCGGGCGGGCGGAGTAACCCCCAAAGATGGCGCCGGATGGATGAAATTAATTGATAAAACTTGTAATTAATTGCATTTTAGGTGTTGACTATCTGACATCTATGCTCTACATCTATAGATGTAGCAAGGACGCTACGGTCAATAAAGGAAAGAAACAATGTCAATCACCAAAGCAAACCAATTAGGTCGGATCGCGGAGCTCGAGGCTCAAATCAAAACTCTTACAAAAGAACGCGACGCGCTGCGAGCCGACAGCGTTTCATTCGGGTACGCCCGCTGGGAGTACACGGTCCGGATGAGCGCGCCATCACTGGCATGGTGGAAAGAGAACCGCCCGACAGTATGGCGCAAATATGCCAAAGAGACACGCGTCAAGAAGTTCGTCGCGGTATAATTCAACGGGGGGCGGTTGCCCCCCACATTCAACAAAGGAAAGAAAGATGGACAATAAAACTAAAACAATCAAACCCCACGGGTTTTTCAACACTCCAGAGTCATTTGATGTGATCGAGGATTGGATCAATCGGCACCCCAAAGAGGATCGAATCCACTTGATGACAGCTGCGATGATGACTTGGAACTATGCCTGCAAAGTAGCAAACGACGAATAAAAAGACTTGTAGCCCAGTACCATCTGGGCTACACTCTACTTGTTCAATTAGGAAAGGAAAGAACAATGCCAAGAACTTCATTTGGAAAAACCCGCCCAGCGGATACACCCTACGCTACATATGCCAACGATCACGGCATGGTGTGGAAGGTTCTAAAAACTTACAAGCACTCAGCTGCTGAACAGAAAGATCCCTATGCTCGCTGGTTTGTAGCAGCCACATCGCCTATGATGCACGATGGGGGTTACGAGCTTGGCGATACCTACGCTCGAGATATCACTCGGTTGTACAGAGGCTTTCTAATCGACGCGGATCCAGAATGGTGCGACGAGTATGGTGCGCCACAAGAGAACATCCCAGCGTTATAAACTGAACCCCGCCCCTGGCTGCTCCGATATCTGGAGTCTACGCGCCAGGGGCTTTTCTATAAGGAAGGAAAGAACAATGGAAACTATATGGAACATCACGCTGGGCTTTGTCATGGGCTTGATCATTGCAACCGTGCTCTTCGGGCCCATCATCATGGGCTGGGTATAACGCCATGAACATCACAAGCACAATCGAAAGCGGATGGCGCTACGTTTATGACGAAGACTATCAGCGAGCACAATCATATGCGGATGATCTGGTTACCGCTGCGAGCCTTAATCAATGGCATGACAATCGAGGCACACGAGGCTGGCCCCGGGTATCACTACCCTGGGAAAGAAAAGAAGATAACTTGCTGCTGCGACTGCTGCGCGAGTTCGATGGGCGAGGAAAGAAGAACGTCATCGAGCTATGTATCGCCCAATCGCTAGGACGCACCCCAGTATCAGTTCGCACTCGGATCAACGCTATTCGATAACACATAAGAATCCCCTGGCTCTTGGGTTAATGAGCCTCTTTCCTTCGGGCCCAGGTGCGCAGCGCCTGGGCCTTTGGCGTTCGGGCCGCAAAGCGCAAGGCGCAAGGCTCGCTCCGCTCGCAAAAAATATGTCAAGGCGCAGGACCGTTGCCACTTGGCAACCTTTGGCAAGTGACAAATAACTTGTTGACAGCTTGTTTGCTATATGCGAAGATGGGTCATAGGCAATCAGGCCTATCTCAACAAGGAAAGATGTTATGAGAAAATCTTACGTTTCAGAAACTACCCTGAAGGTTCAAGTCGAAATCGATCTGGGCGAAATCGAAAACCTGATTAGCAGCTTGAGCGATCTGGACACCGCGGAAGGTAAAAACTACCGCGCCAAAGAACTGGTAACCAAATTGCAAAAGCTCAAGCGCGAGGCTGCCGAGGAAGCGCGTCGCGGATTTGAGCGGATGTTAGAGCAATCTTAATTAGGGAGGGGCGGGCCGAGAAGCCCGCCCATTTTTTATGGCACATGGAGATCCAGCAGATCGAGGCGGCGCCGATGCTTACTATGGCAGGCTAGTCGATCCGCATTACTGGCCCGACGGAACGTACAACGGAACCCGGATCGAGCGAGACAAGATGACTAAAACCCAGATAGAAGACTATCTCAAAGCTTACGAAGAGCAGGACTTCTTTAAAGACTGGGGATATGAATGACGCCAGGGCCCTTCGGGGCCCTTTCGCGTCGCGCCCTGGCGCTGCGACGTAAAACAGAAAAGACAAGGCGCAGGGCGCAAGGCGCAGGATCGACGCGCAGGACGCAAGGCGCAGGAAAAATAAAACTTGCGGACCACTTACAATCTGCTAAACTCTAAGCATTCAACAGATAAGGAAACAAACACCATGAAATCCGGAATCATCTACAATGGGCCAAGCCTCTTGGATGGCAAGCCAATCGTCGTTATCGCGACTTTCTCAAATCGTAACACAAAAACGGGCGCGGTCGTGCAAACCTATATCTTGCGCTCCGATATCAACCCGCTGGAAGCAAGCAAAACGGGCGAAGACTTTTCAATTTGCGGCGATTGCACCATGCGCGGCGAAGTCACTACCGACCCCGCCCGCAAGCAAGCCAAGGGGCGGCGCTGTTATGTTAACCTAGGGCAAGGCGTCTTAATCGTTTTTAAATCTTACTTGCGCGGCGTGTATCAACCCGCGGATCCGGCGACCATAGGGCGCGGGCGTTTCATTCGGGTCGGTACATATGGCGACCCCGCAGCAGTGCCCGCCCACGTTTGGGAAGAATTACTTTCCGAGGCGGACACGTTCACCGCATACTCACATCAGAGCGGATGGCGTCCCGATATCGCGATGCAATCCGCCGACGACCACGCGCAAGCGGTCGCGCATTGGAAACAAGGACACCGGACATTCCGAGTAATCGCGGATCTAGGCGACCTAGACAAGGCGAACGAGGCCCTTTGCCCTGCGTCAAAAGAAGCAGGGCGCCGCGCTCAATGCACCGCTTGCAAATTATGCAAGGGCTCGAGCCTAGCAAAATCAATCGCGATAGTGGAACACTAACAAAAGGGGCTTCGGCCCCTTTTTTATTTGTCCAACGCGCCGCTGCGCCTTGCACCGCGGACCGCGGACCGATAACATCAAGGCGCAGGGCGCAAGATACCTTCCAAAACAGGGCGCAGGGCGCAGAACAAGGACGCAGGACTGTCAACGCGCAGGACGCAGGGCGCAAGGCACCCCTGCTCAAGGACCGCGGGCCCCTGATTCCCCCCAAATAAAAGTATATCACGCTCCTTGGCCCTCTTTACCAAGAAGAAATTCGCCCCGCCACGAGCCCAATATGCCATATTCCAAGCAACTTGATGAGGCGAGAGTTTTATTGCGTTGGAGTTCGCTACCTTCAATTCCATCCAGAAGGGTAAACCGTCCCATACCAAATGGACATCAGGCACCCCGCCACCGTGCTTGTTTTCAATCCTTGTCGCGAAGCAGTTCTTCGGAAGGTTTGTCCTCAATGAGTTCCAAAAATTCGCCTCCGGCCCCTTGCTCATCTGGTGTGATATCCTTTGCTGTTCCTTCTATCACAAAAGCTTGCGGGTATTGCTTTTGCAACGCCGCCAAACGGGCAGTGATCTCATCCCGTGACATCTGGTCTATGGTGTTGATCTGCTCCCGCCTATCGACAGTCAAGCCACCCAACGCGGATCGGATCTTCTCGGCATTGATAGCCGCAGAAAACTGGCCCGCCTCTTCGGCGCCCGCTGACAGTTGATACAGCCGTTGAAGCTGACCGATAGTGGAGACACCATAACGCCGCTGTCGTTCCTCTCGGAGCTCGGTCACATATTCCAAAACGTGCGGGTAGTCTCTTCCATTGAGAAGCTTGGACGCACTGGTGTTGGCAACCTCGGCAGAATAACCTGCCTTGCGGGCTGCTTCGGCGTTTGAGTATATGCCCTCGACAATGTGCCTTGCGAAGGTGCGTTGTCGGTTGGTCAGCGTCCGACCATGTTCCTCTTCGATCTTCTGTTCAAGCTTTCCCATGGTCACCCCGTTGTTGTTATCCAACAATCTATACCAAGTGATTGGCTCTTTCAACTTTCCTATATAGCGATTTTTTCCCAGCGAAGTGTCATCAGATGTCATCAGGTGTCATCACTTCTGGGCTGTTTAAGCACTGTAAATAAGGGGGTGATGAAAGTGATGACGGTGATGACACCATATTTGAATGAAAAAAAAAAAAAACAAAAAATCTCTGGGGAAGTGTCTATAGTGTAACTCGCGTAACCGCTGCTTGCAAAAAAGTCCTTGACCCGAGGACCGAGGTGCAATAGCTTGCATGTATTCAACAAGTAAACAAGGAAGGAAAGACTTATGAAACTTGAATTAAAATCTATTAAGCATACTGCGTGGGCTTCTGAGGAGACTCATTGTTATCAGGCCAATCTATATGTGGATGGCAAGCCTGTTGCTGTTGTGAGTAATGATGGTCATGGTGGTTGTGACCGTGACTATGATCATCCTAAGTTCAAGGGTGACAGTCGTGATTACCGTTTGGTAATGAAATCTATTGAAGAGTATTTTGAATCGTTGCCTCCTTCACCTTTTAGTTATGAGGGTGCGGATGGTGTTATGGTTCATGATACTTTGCCTCAGACGTTGGAGTCGTGGTGTTGTGATCAAGTCAATGATTTTTTGACGGGTCGTGAATTGAAGCGCAAGCTGAAGAGCAACATTCTGTTTCAGAAGGAGGGTGATGATGGTGTGTATGGATCCAAGTATTATCCTACTGTGACTGACGGATCGTGGGTCAATGGCCGTCGGATCTTGAACGACATGCCGTTTGCTGATGCGTTAGAGATTTGGAAGGCGACATAATGGTTTTGCCAAATTTAGAGTTTGCTGTGTTGCGTGTTGCGATTGATCATATGATTGAGCATCTGGAGGATGTTTGGTTGGACAGTGATGCGGAGCCTTGGGAGCATGAGGAGCTTCACAGTAGGTTGGAAGCCGCCAAGCGATTGAAGGAGCGGTTTTCATGAGTGCTTATTACAATGAGATAGATCCTTATGCGGCGTCATGGTTGCGGGAATTAATTAAGGCGGGCCACATTGCTGATGGTGTGGTTGACGAGAGGAGTATTAGTGATGTCAGACCAGAAGAGCTTTTTGAATTTACTCAGTGTCACTTCTTCGCGGGGATTGGAATCTGGAGCCACGCGCTCCGCTCCGCGGGATGGGATGACGAGCGGCCTGTGTGGACGGGCTCATGTCCCTGCCAACCTTTCAGCCAGAGCGGCACAAGAAAGGGGGTGCTTGACGAGCGGCACCTCTGGCCTCACTGGCACCACCTCATCGCGGAG